CAATGGTTGCGGCTTGAATTGATCCGGATCAGCCATCCACAGATCAAGAATCGACCTGGCGTACCTGTTTCTGTTCGGGCCGACTTTGGGCAGGTTGTAGGATTTCAATTTGTCAGCAAATGCGGAAGCTGAATAACCACAGTATTCTGCAGCTTTTTTCTGGTTGTAAAATGGACCTCTAATTTCCATAAAGAATCCTTTATTTTGGTGATTTAAAAGCTCAGTGGTTTTCACTACAAGCTTTGAAGTTAAGATGTATTTAGGAGATAATATCCGTTTAGTGAAAATCTGAATAGGAGATTATCTCCGTTTTTTCAAGCTTGTAATTCTGAGAATCAGACAAATGATTCCAGGGGAGGCGTTTTTATGAAGAAGGATCCTGTTGAAGAATTGTATCTGCTGGTAGAAGCGATGGAGTCATGTTGCAGGCTGGCCCCGGTAGGGCTGGCCTTTTTATTGGGGGCTTTGAAGGATAAAATTTACAATATAGCTGTGCAGCTGGAGAATGCAGAGTAAAAATAAAGGCCGGTTTATCCGGCCTGTTTTTGTTTTTTGTACTGGTAGACTTCCCAGATGAAAGCCGGAAACTCTGCGTCTAAAGCTTCGCTCATTTTCTCCGCTTCGTTAAGGCTTAATCTCCGGGGTGGTTTGTCCGGCTGGGGGCTTCGCAGCTGCCGCCAAACTCGTTCCGCTGTTCCCAGTGACTGCCCAGGGAAAACCCTTCTGGCAAAATCTGAATGTGATAGTCCCCTTTCCTTGATTTTACGAGTTGCGAATTCAATAAAGTACCGTTCTAAATGAGCATCCATTTCAGTCTCCTACAAAGAAAATTGACCAGCACAGGGGCGGACGGAACCACAGTATAGGATAATATCTCCGGCAGAAAGTGGAGATTTTCTCCTTGACTATAGCGGAGATAATCTCCTAAACAAGATGCATGACAAAAGCAATCACACGACACATTGAATACTTGCATAAAGAGCTTGGTTCTTATTCCGAGTCTGCAAAGTTTTTAGGCGTGGATCCCAGAAGCTACCGCCACCAGCGCAAGCACCTGCACATGTCCGGATGTGGAAGACGGGCAATAGTTCTGGGAACGAAGTTTCTGCAGCTGCGCAGGGCGATTAAAATTTTACGGGATGAATACGGCGTTCCGGCCGCTCAGATCCGCGCTGCATGTCGCAAAGCTAAATTCAATTAGGACGGGTAGAAAGATGAATGTTGATATGAAGATGCTGAAAGAGATTGAAGCCTATGACGCATTCAGGCTGGCTCTTGAGGTGAGTGGCAAAACTGAAAAGGAAGTGGCTGAAGAAATGGGCTACGAGTTCAGCAACTGTCACCGGGTGTTCTCTTTGGAAGAATACTACACCAGCTACGATAAACTTCCAAAGATGTGCGAAGTGCTAGGGAATAACATAATTATTCTCTGGCTGATTGCTCAAGCGGATAAGGCTCTGGATAAGCCGTGTCATGAAAAGGTGGATTGTCCTTCTCTGCTGAAGGATGCCGCGGATCTCTTCAAAGAAACCAGTGATGTGGGCAAGGCTGCAGCCGAAACAATTGAAGACGGGGTTATAGAATCTCGTGAGTTACGCAAGATAATCAAAGAGCTGTCAGAAGTGCAGGAAAAAGTTTTTACAATGATCGGCAAGATTCGCAAGGCAGAAAGATATTTATCAAAGCTGCTGAAGAAAAAGGCATAAATCAATCGACATACACCTCCTTTTGCAAGCCTGCCGGGGTAGGGTTATCCGGCTAAATCTGTGGCTCTCCCGTTTTCTCTCCAACCCACCCCTAACCGCAATGTGCGGAAGATCCGTCTGGGAGGGCCACAGAATGAAATTTCAATAGCGATAACAGAAAACGCCCTGACCAGTGGCTGGAAAGGGCGTTTTTTTATGACAAGGACAAAGATGAACGATTATTCTTCCTGCAGCTGCTCCAGATCTATGCCGAAGGCTACAGCTATTTTAAGAAGTGTGGATGTTCTGGGGTTCGCGTCCGGCGCTTCCATTTGGGCAAAACCTGGCTGCGAAGTGCCGATTCTTTTGGCTGCTTCTGCTTGGGTAAGCCCCAGGTATTCACGCCATGCACGAATCAGGCTGTACCCGTTTACAATATTCAGTTTTACAACCGCATGGGGAATTGTCACTTCCTCATCTGTTTTAGCTTCGGAGCCGAATTCTTCTATATATTCATCATACGGAATGACCACAAAGGCCGGACTTCCGTCCGGGCCTTTGATGATCTGGTGTTTAGTATGTTCTTTCATCTCTCTTTCTGACCTCCTTGATTTTGATTATGATCGGGGAGCCTGCGACAACGATAAAAATAACTCTGTATCGTCCTACTCTGAGGCGGTAACCGATCCGGTTTACCAAGTTCTTTACGTTGTTACAGTCGGGCCATTTCTCCAGCTCTTCAACAGCTTCAACAACCGTGGATTGATCTTGCTTGTTGATTTTTCTGAGCTGCTTTGTCGCTTTCTTTGTCCATTCGATGTCGTTCATGAAATTAGTTTTAATAAGTTTTCATTATCCTGTCAACAAGTAAAACTAATTAAATCTTATAAAACTTATTTTTTCTGCTTGACAACCTTCGTGATTTGGGGTCATTCTAAAGATCCTAAATCAATGGTGGTGACCTCCCACCTTAATGGAGGTTTTTTATTGCGCATTAGCGCACCCCTTAATGAATCTGACAGGATAGGTGCAGTTTATTTTCTGCACTTCCATCCTGATAGACAGGGCAACCAGAATCTTCATGTCGTGAGGCATGGGGGCACTACCATTGGTGTTAGGAATTCTGGTTGCTCTTTTTTTTGGTCGCAGAGCAGCCGACACCTAAATCAATGGAGGCTATCATGGCCAAGCAAGACCTTACCGCCGATCAGGCAATTCACTCCCTTTTTGACGCTTGTTGCGCTCTGGAAACTCTTCAGAAACTCCCGGAAGCAGAAATCACCGCCGGTGCAAAGATCCTTGTTGATCTGGTTGCGCAGGCGGTTTGTTCGTGCGCGGTTGTTTTGGATGACGCAATTGATGTTGAAAATGGAGGGGAAAAGTAATGGAACGATTCACAGTTAAATTTCAAGGCGAAACTGATGAAGGCTTATTTAACAGCCCGTGTATGGCCGTTGCAGCTAGCGAGTTCGCAGAAGAAGAAGCGGAGCTTTTGGACGGTTGGCAGTCGGAAGCTCAGGAAGATTTTGACCGTAAACCGCCCATTGAAGTTACAGATTCCAAAGGAAATAGGAAGCTTTTTCGGATCACTGTAAAGAGTGAGGTTTCTTATATTCCTAGTGAGGTGGCGCATGTTTAAGCTTGATCCTGAACTTCATGAGGCAATGGTGGAGCTGGCCAGCTTATGCATAGAAATCAACCAGCGGGTTCCTGACAATATTCACTATTCATATACTGGGAGTTCAAACTACCTTGACGTAGACATTACTCCGCCGAAGAAGCATAGCCCCAGAAGGGAAATTCTTAATATATTTATTGATCATAATCCTGAAAAAGCACTGGTTGAAATTAGATCTGCAATTGCAAAATTGAATCAACGTTATCCTGTCGTTCCTGCGCGTAGGGTCTTTCCGTTGAAGTTCAAAAAGAGGAAGCCGCTTCTGGTTATCCATCCCCGGCGTGTCGGCAAGACTGCTGCAGCAAAGGGGGTGGCAAATGTTTAAGTTTGCGAAGTTGTATGAAACTGAGGAACATGGCCAGATTTTAGTTAAAAAAGATGAAGGTGATGAAGGACTGGAAGTCAGAATTTATATTCAGCCTGAAAATCTCGGCCGATGCAACTTTGCATACATTTATCATGGCCAGAACAGGGAAGAACGGTCAGCAAAATGTTTTGAGCGCATCGACTCCACCAAAGCCATGGACATGGTAGTGGCTTTTTACGAGAAGTTAGATCTGTCAGCAGGCGGATCAGATTTGCCGTTTGCCAAGCTTTACGAAAACCAAGATTACGGCCAAATTCTCGTGCTGCTGGAAGAAGATGAAGAGGACTCAGAAGTAATATTCTATTTTCAGCCTGAAGGAATGGGCGTGTATAATTGCAGCCTTCCTTTCAAAACTGAAGAAAAGGCACGGATAGGCTTTGAAAGAGTTACCGAAGCCAACGCCGTAGCCATGATCAATGGCTATTACAGGGCTCTGACACTGAAATCACTTCCCAAGAAGGGGGCAGCCAGTGACCCAGAATAACGAATCCTTTGTGCCCGTACATGAGATTGTACGGGCATTGATTAATGATCCGGTCTTACAATTTAAAGACCGTGGTTCTTACCTGCAGGAGGGTGTTTGCCCTTCCTGCGGGAAAAAGGAACTTTATGTATCCAAGGAAAAGCCTTGGATAATTGATTGCAACCGCAAGAACAGATGCGGTGCAAACTTCAAAGTTAGTGAGCTGGTGCCGGAGCTCTTCACCAACTTCACTGAAAGATACAAGCCCACCGAAAAAGAACCGAACCGGACCGCGGACGCATACTTGGCACTTACCCGCGGCTTTGACCTTTCCAAGATCCGCGGCTGGTACGAGCAGGCTGCCTGCCAGATGCCGCGCACCAACTTCTATTTTACCACGGTGCGCTTTTATCTGGACAAGGAACGTACCAGATACTGGGAACGAATCATCGACAAGACTGAAAAGGCCGGAAAGAAAGCTCACTTCGGTGGGCGCAGGAAACCGGACGGATCCGTTTTCAAGGGGGACGTGTGGACACCACCAGGACAGACCCTGAAAAAAGGGGATACTTGTTTTATTGTGGAAGGGATCTTCCACGCAATAGCTTTATACCACCACGGAATTAAGGTCGCTGCTGCTTTCAGCTGCAATAACTTCCCCAGTAATTTTATTAAGCAGCATGAGAAGAAAGAAATTATGTGGGTGTTGGGCCTTGATGGAGATAAGGCCGGGGTTAAGGACATGCGCAAACATGCCAAGCGGCTGAAGGATATGGGCCAGAAATACATGGCTTATAAGCTTCCTGCAGGGCGGGACTGGGACGACCTTCATAAAGAAGGGATGCTGCCTCCTGAAGGTGAATGGGGGCGGCCGGATCCACTTGTGGAACCAACGCAAGCCCAGAGGTTTGTAAAAGAATGCCGTTACCAGGGGCGGCTTATGCTGGCCGAAAATGTACGGGAATACGCTTATCACGTGCATTTTCAGACTGGTAAAAAAAGAATTGTGGTTGGAATGTTCGGGCGGCTCTACAGTTGCGAAGTCGATATAGAGAAATTCCAAAAAGAGAAAATGTCAGACCGGGTAACAGATAAACGGAACATAAGCGTGTTCCGGGATTGCTGTTCTAAAAAGCGGATCTGCAACAGACACCCAGAGTGCATGTACCTGGAGCGGGACGAAATACAGGGTGAACAGTGGTATGTGTTTAAGATCCGTTCTCCGAAGAGGCCGACCCAGATAGTAAACCTGGACGGCACCAGCATCATTTCTGTGGAAGGTTTCCGGAAGGCCCTTGTGACCAAGACCAGCGGCGGAGACTTCCATGGATCACCGCAAGACCTGAAGGAATTATCTGAACGCTGGCTCGGTGATGAAATTAAGGAAGTCCGTTCTGTCTCATGGGTTGGATATGACAAGGAATCAGAATCCTATGTTTTCCCGGAAAGGGCTTACCACAAGGGGCAGGAAAAGAAGTTAAGCGAAGAGAATTTCTTTTCCATCGGTCGGGAGTATATCCGGCCGGGTCTTAAATCCATTTCAGTTTCACCGAAGGGAGATTTTACCCCTGACTGGTTTGACGACTTCCTGACAGCCTTCAGCTGGCAGGGCGTAGCTCTTTTGTCTTTCTGGCTTGGAACTCTTTTCGTCCAGCAGATCCGCCAGCAGCACAAGAGCTTTCCTTTTTTTGAATTAACAGGTGACCCCGGCGCGGGTAAATCCACGGTACTTGAATTCCTTTGGAAGCTGTTTGGTCGTGACGATTATGAAGGCTTTGACGTTATGAAGGCGACCAAGGCCGGACGCCGCAGGGCCTTCAGCCAGCTTTCAAACCTTCCTATCGTCATTATTGAATCTGACAGGGATTCCGGCATTACTGATGGTAAGCAACGGCAATTCAACTTTGACGAATGCAAGCCTTTTTACAACGGTCGTGGAACCGGAACACTGGGTGTGGCCAAGCGTAACAACGAAGTTGAAGAGTCAATCTTTCAGGCTTCGCTTGTAATTTCTCAGAATGCCGAAGTGGAAGGATCTGAAGCACTGCTTCAGCGTATAGTTCATTGCCATGCTGATAAGGCGCACCATGGACATGGTACACGTGAAGTCGCAAGGAAGTTTGAAAGAGCTTCCAGCAGTGATTATTGCGGCTTTCTGGCCAAGGCTTTGAAAAATGAAAAGAAGATCCTGAGTACCTATTTTGAAGCCTTTGACCGCATTGAGGGCCATTTTTCCCAGGTGCTGAAAAATGAGCGTATAGCAAAAAACCATGCTCAAATAGCAGCCTGTGGCCATGCCTTGAAGGTTATTTTCCCATCTATTTCAGATCAACAAATTCAGAGTTTGCAGAATTACCTGCGTCAACGTGCGGCCCTGCGTGAGGATCGTCTTGCCATGGATCATCCTGCTGTAGAGGATTTCTGGGAAACATATGAATATCTAGAAGCCAAAACACATTCCTCTGAATACGGGGTTAACCATACCCTTGAGAAAGGTCAGATAGCTTTGAGCTTCAAGACCTTTGAAGAGCGTTGCAGGGCGTTAGGACAGACCATTCCGGACATGAAGCTTTTAAAGAAATTACTGCCTCATTCAAAGCGTTATCCGCTTATAGAAAAGAGTAGAGTGGTTAAGAGCTGCATAATTAGCAAGTCTATCCGGTGTTGGGTGTTTCAGGATTTGAGGAAAAAGTAAGGTTTATTGGTTGGTTAAAGGTCTCTATGGGGAGATCTGACCTAATTTTGAATAAAAAACCCCTAGGGTGCTTCGGAAAAGTGTAAAAAATGTAACCAGTTTAATTATAACTAAGTAACTATATCAATTAACTGGGCTAATCAGGATTTATAAAATGTAACTATAATGTAGAAAAAGTGTAACCGGGTTACATTTTTGGGTTACGTTTCACTGAAAAATTAAGTGGCTGGAATAGTTGACGGTTACGTTTTTGGTTACATTTAATTACACTAAAGTTACATTTTTAGTTTTTTATTTAATCGTTGTATATCAAGTGCTTATGTTTTGTTTTTGAGTGCGGTTACGTTATTTACACTTTTCCGATGAAGGTATGGGGTTTTTTGGGTGAACATGGTTTTGCTGAAGGAGATACTATGCTCATAAATAACAAGCTTATGGACAGGCTGAGGGACGCATTTTATCCGGTATATAGCTGGACTGTAGGGGAATTCGAATCCATGACCTACGTAGTTGAGCCGGGGAAATATGCTTTTGATATTGGAGGCGTTCCCATGGAAGGGGCTTCCGATGAAGATGTGCGCAAGTATGAGATGGACGTTATCAAGGCAAAATTTGGTATGAGGATCCGCAAGATATGCAACGTCACCATCAAAGTTACGTCCTGCGAACCCAAGAAAACTAGAGGCAAGACAGCATACGCTTACAACTGCCTAGTTTGTTTTCACAACAAGTCTGCCGCTGAAGCGCAGTTTTCAGCAAAGGACTTCACTTCCGCAAAGCTTTTCTGTGCGGCTTTGATGGGTCAGACTCCGGGCGGCTGCTTTTACGGAAACAACAAGGATCTGGAAGAATATAAAAAGGTACTGCTTAACGATCTGGAGAAAGTACCATGCAAGTAAAACGTAGATACCTGAAAGTAGACGGCAGACTTCAGCAGATCGTTTTTGAAGACAGCCAGTGCATGAAATTGGAAAACGGGCAGGTGATACCCATGAATCTGGTGGGGCAGTATGAATTTGTTGAAGTGGATCAGGATTCGGAACGGAAGCCGTGTAAGCGGCAAAGGCAGTGCAGCTTGATGTAAAATTAATCCCCGGTACTGGTGGCCAGTACCGGGGATTATGCTTGATGGGGATTTAACTTAATTCAGCGAATAATTTAATTTGCTCTGCTGGTGGAGCGTGCTGGAGTTTCTGGCGGAGTTGTTCCGGAAGATCCAGCGCGGATGGGCTTATGGTGTGTGAGAATACCAGTTCTTCTGCCCAGCTGTGCCCACATTCTGGATTCTTGCAAATGCAATACAGCTTTTTTACTGTCTCACCTTCTTGTGAGCTGGACTCAATCCGGCCGACTGATCCACATTTGATGCACTGAACTCTGACACTCACAGTGTTAAATCCTCCATTTTGTTATTCTGGGGATATGTGTACCGCTTCGAAGGCGATTTTACCAGCGTTTCCAAGGTAGTCGTTAATTTCCAAAAGGTTTTCACGGACCGGGATAATTTCATTTTTTTCATAGATCGTATCCGTCTTGGTTATATCTCCGAATCCTGCTGTATTGGTGGGGATGATAGCGGCCAGCGCAGGCGGGATCCGGTGCGCGGCTATGATGTCATCACGGCTGATGTTCTTGATTTTCTCCAGCTCGTCTTTGGTGGAGAAATCCCCTACTGGTATAATCTGGATGTCTTTTTCTTTGCCGTTGGGCAGATGCAGAAAAATGTTTCGAAAATTGCCCGGGCCTTTTGTTCCTTTAACGGCCTTCTTGAGGGTGTCCCTATCTTCATCACTTAGTCCTGCTGAAGAGCTGTAGAATATGTAGCCCATGTGCGCACCGTTAATATAATATTTGCGGCGGAAAAGTGTTGCGTCTTCGTTGAGCAGCATGGATTGGATTGCCCCTAGATAACCCGGCATTCCGTAGATGGTCTGGCTTACGTCATAATTTTTAATGTGAACTACTTCCCCGGGCTGGAAATAGGTAATTTCGCCAGTTGTGCTTAACATGCAATACTGATCCGGATCCTTAGCACGGCGCATATTGATAGCAGGCAGGTGGTTTACCTTGAGTACTTCACCCAGAAAGTTTCTGACCAGCTGGAAATAACTGTTGCAAAAAACATTGTAGTCGGTAGCGGCCGCATACATGGTTTTACGTTTGAGCGCGTTAGATCCTTGAAAGCCGCGCATTATCATGTTGGTTTTAAATTCCAGCAGTGGCCCGTGGTATGCGTTGGCGTTAAGCAGTCTGGCAAGTCCGTGCCAGGGCACAGGAGTGGAATAGTAGCGGCCGTTATCCAGCAGCCATATTCCAAGGTGCTCTGTTAGGGAATTTGAAAGAACAGCTTCCGGATCTCCAAACTTGAAAATTTCCATATTATCCATCTTAAACACTCCTAAACTGCTACACAGCTGGTTGCATATCTATTGTTTATTGGTTCGTGCTGCAGCGCGTGCATGATCGCCCAGGCAGCATCCGCATGGCCTGTTGTGGCTGTGCGTCTGGTTGCATAAATGATTTTTCCGTTTTCGGTAGAGATTTTACGGATGGTCATGAATGCGTGGGCAATGTCGGTATGGGCAGCATCCCATTCAAGGCGGCCAGCCTCAATGACCTCTTGCGCTTTGAGTACCATGTGGTTCTTGGTTTCTACGCTGTAATGAATAGGTGTTGCCGCCGGGTAAAATTCCTTCACCTTTTCATAAACACCCCAGCCCGGGCCTGTGACATCAATGCCCATGAATTGGATATTGTAGCGGCTTTTGATTTCTTTGATCTGGGCAGCCTGCCACGCAAAGCTCTTGTTCACCCACTTATACCTTTCTACAACCCTGAATTTGCCGCCTTCCTTGAGCGGAGGCAGGGCTACGACAAATGAAGCATCATCCCGTGACCTTGACGGATCGTAACCGCACCATACCGGGCTGTTGCCGATTGAAGACAGGTTTTCATAGTCGAAGTCTTTCCATGTGTCGGGATCCACTCCACACTTCTCCAGCAGAGCAAGGCGGAAAACGGAAAGCGTGTCATCCATGAACTGACACATGAAGAGGTTATTGTATTCGTCCTGAGTGTATTCAAGTTTGAGCTCCGCTTTATCGAATAGGTTGCAGCCGCCAACTTCAGCATCATCCAAGGTGATAATTTTGCGCCAGATCTTATCTGGGCATTCCACTCCGGCCTGCATCTGTTTGAAATCAGGAAATTCAACCCGTTTCGTCTTATTTCGTTTGTTGTAATTGTCTCCGGACCATAACGGATAAGCTTCATGGTTGATTGATGAAGGCGTGGAAAAGATTGTCCGCCGCCATTTTTTATGAGCAGCCATGCCGGTGGCCACTTTGTAAAGCTCGCTGAATTTGTTGATCCAGAACGCTTCATCTATGTAAACATGGCCATGATAGGACTGGGCACTTTTGCTGTTATTTGAGAGGAAATAGATTGTGGCTGTGCCCTTGGCTGTGTGAAGCTTGATGGGGTTGCCTTTGAGCTCAATGTCAAAATGTTCCTTGGCGAGCTCGATGATATAATCACGGAAGACTTCCGCCTGGGCACGTGTTGCGGAAAGAAATATCTGGTTGTCTCCGGTCAGACATGCGTCTTCGAAAGCTTCCTGTGCAAAATACCAGGTGGCACCTATCTGTCTGGCTTTGAGCAGGAAGCGGTTGCGCCTCCATTTGTTTTCATAAAGTTCGGTCTGATAATGAAAGTATGTTCTGTGGAACTTTTCACGGAAATCGTCTTTTGTGAGGTGCGAAACATCGTTCTTGATTTTCTTGCCGCGCTTACCTTTCCTTTTTTTTCTGCCCTGTGGCTGGCTTGTTTCGGCGGTTTCTTCCGCTGCGCCTTCCTC